GCCCTGGGCTTGGTCTTACACTCCGTACACAACGGTCTGTCTCTGTACTGCATGTGTGTATTTACGTCACCTATATAGGCACCAAGAAAACGGTAAATTATGTCAGCAAAACCGTACGATTGAATAAATAACTCTAGTATACGTACAACTTGCAAGGAGAATACGAAAAATGGCATTAACATCACCAGGAGTAGAAGTTTCAGTAATAAACGAGAGTTTCTACGTACCATCAGATGCGGGTACAACACCACTATTCATAGTAGCATCATCACAAGACAAGACAAACGGCGCTGGAGACGGTACTGCTGTAGGAACAACTACTGCTAACGCCAACACTGCTTATTTGATCTCGTCTCAAAGAGAATTAACAGAGACTTTCGGAGATCCGAAATTCTACACAAACGCATCAGGAACTTCACTTAACGGTTATGAGTTAAATGAATATGGCTTACAAGCGGCCTACTCTTTCTTAGGAGTTGCCAACAGAGCTTTTGTTCTTAGAGCGAATGTAAACACATCAGAATTAGTTGGAAGTGCTACGGCACCGACAGCGGCACCAACAGATGGAACATATTGGTTTGACCTTGCATCAAGCACATATGGAATATTTGAGTGGTCACAGACTAATCAATCATTCACAACAATTACTCCAACACTTATCACTTCAACAAGTGACCTAGTTGGCGGTGTTTCAACTGGTGCACCAAAAACTTCAATCGGTGTAATTGGTGATTATGCAATCAACACAACACACGTTACTAACAAGATCTACAAGAAGACAGCAAGTAACACTTGGGTACATGTTGGATCAGAAGCATGGCACACATCTTTACCGGTGGTGACAGTTGCTTCAGGAACAACAGTGACAAGTGGTCACACAATGTTAATCAATGGCACTCAAGTGACAACTTCAGGAACAACATTGGCAAACGTTGCGGCAGTTATCGGATCAAACGTTACTAACGTAACAGCAAGTGTAAACAGCACGACAGGTAATTTAGAAATCTTCCATAATGGTAAGGCACTAGGTGACTCATCGGGCGGTACTAACACAATTAGATTTGAAGAAGGTAACGGAACATTGGTAGCAGACCTAGGTTTAACATCTAACACTGTACTAAATGGCGTAAAACTTCTACAAGAAAGCCACACTAACAGACCAACTTGGAAAACAGCAGATGAGAACAGACCTAACGGTTCGGTTTGGTTCAAAACTACAAGTGCAAATTCAGGTGCGGCTTTAGTTGCAAAACTTTACAGCTCATCAAGTGCTAGTTTCTCTACAGTTGCTAGTCCACTTTATGCTAATCACCACTCTGCGATCTATAACCTAGACGCCGCGAACGGTGGAACTTCATTATCAACAGGAACAGTGTACGCACAGTACAATGTAACTGAAGAGTCAATGACAGCGGCTGATGCCTCTGACACAACTCCAAATCTTGCAGACTTCCAATTTTTCAGACACGAAGGTGGTGCTACAACTATCACAAGTAACAGCACATCTCCAAGTTTCACAAGTTCAGAGAAATTTAAAATTGCAGAATCAGTAAAAAATCAAGAAGCATTAAACACAGCGGTTGAAATAACACTAGGTGGCACAGGTGCTGATGATTTTATTGCGGCAGTTAACGGTGCAGGCCTAACAAACGTTTCAGCAAGTAAGACGACTGCTGGTGCGATTGTTATGACACACAAACTGGGCGGTGAGTTCAGAATGTTTGACACATTAGGAACACCATTAGCAGATGCAGGTTTCAGTCAAACGACTGCACACGGTTATGGAACATACACGGCAAATAGTTCAACGTTGATTGACAACTTGTATGACATTCCAACAGGTGACAGCATTGACTCAAGTGCTAACACAGGTATATTAGCAAGTAACTGGAAGAGATTAAGTTACACTGCTTCATTGAGTTCACCAACTAATGAACCAGCAGACGGTACATTATGGTACCACACTGCAACTGACGAAGCAGACATCCTAGCACACAACGGAACAACTTGGGTTGGATACAAAACAGCATACTCAGGTACAGATGCAAATGGTCCACAGTTCAAAGCAACTGCACCAACTACACAGTCAGATGGTACAAGTTCTCTTGTAACTAATGACTTATGGATTGACACAAGTGACTTGGAAAACTATCCAAAAATTTACAAGTACAACACAAACGCAACTTTAAGTTCTACGAACACATCAAACCAAGTGGCAGTTACTACTCAGGGTGCGGCGTGGGAACTTGTTGACAAGGCAGACCAAACTACAGAAGACGGTATTGTGTTTGCGGATGCTAGATACCATACAGCGGCAGACAAGGCAGATTCATTGTCTACAGGCGGTGCAGGATCACCAAGTTCAATCAAAGACTTATTGAGTGATGGCTTCTTAGATCCAGATGCTCCAAACCCAGCAAATTTCCCACAAGGAATAATGCTTTGGAACACTAGAAGAAGTGGTTACAATGTTAAAGAATACAAAAACAGTTACATCACAACTGTGAAATATCCAGGAAGCGGATCAACTGGTTTAGGTAACATCAGAACAAGTAATAACGAATCTGTTTCAGGCTACTATCCAGACAGATGGGTAACTAAATCTAGCAACAATGCTAACGGTTCTGGTTCTTTTGGTAGAAAAGCACAGAGAAAAGTGATCGTTGAACAGTTGAAATCAGAGATCGACACTAACCAAGCAATCAGAGAAGACCAAAGAGGCTTCAACGTTATTGCTACACCTGGTTATCCAGAATTGATCTCAAACATGATCAATTTAAACACAGACAGAAACAACACAGCGTTTGTAGTTGGTGACACACCTATGAGATTAGAAGGTACGTCAACTGCTATACAAAACTGGGCCAACAACACAGCGTCAGCACTTGACAACGGCGAAGACGGCTTGGTAAGCTCAAGTGATTACTTGGGTGTGTTTTATCCATCTGGTCTGACAACAGACAACACAGGTAAATCAGTTGTTGTTCCACCATCACACATGATGTTGAGAACACTGGCAAACAACGACAACATCGCTTTCCCATGGTTCGCACCATCAGGAACTAGAAGAGGTGTAGTTGACAATGCCACATCAGTTGGTTACATTGACACAGCGTCAGGAGAGTTCCAAACAATATCTGTTACGGAGTCAGTGAGAGATTCAATGCATGAAGTTAAAGTAAATCCAATCACTTTCTTCTCAGGAGCAGGAATCGTTAACTTCGGTAACTTGACTAAGACATCAGCAAGTTCTGCCTTAGACAGGATCAACGTTTCAAGACTAGCAGTGTATCTAAGAACACAATTAGATGCAATCGCTAAGCCATTCATCTTTGAACCAAATGATGAGTTGACTAGAAACGAGATCAAGGGTGCAGTAGAATCATTCTTGTTGGAGTTAACAGGTCAGAGAGCATTGTACGACTTCCTAGTAGTTTGTGACGAGACAAACAACACACCTACAAGGATCGACAGGAACGAACTTTATGTGGATATAGCAATTGAGCCAATCAAATCAGTTGAATTCATCTACATACCGTTGAGAATTAAAAACACAGGAGAAATTGCAAAATTAGGGAACTAATTTTTGAATAAATAGGAGAGAGAAACATGGCAATATCAACTTTATCAAAATTTACAGTACCACTAGCAAACGATCAGAGTAGTGCATCACAAGGTTTATTGATGCCAAAACTACAGTATCGTTTTAGAGCGATCCTGGAGAATTTTGGAGTATCAACACCGAGATCAGAACTAACAAAACAAGTAGTTGACATAACAAGACCACAACTATCTTTTGAGAACGTAACACTAGATGTGTACAACTCAAAAGTTTATGTTGCAGGTAAACACACTTGGGAAGCAATCACAATCACTCTTAGAGATGATGTTAACAACGCAGTTACTAAACTGGTTGGCGAGCAGATCCAGAAACAGTTTGACTTCTTTGAACAAAGTTCAGCGGCATCTGGTATTGATTACAAATTCACTGCTAGAATCGAAATGTTAGACGGTGGTAACGGTGCGAGTACACCAAATGTGTTAGAAACATTTGAGTTATATGGTGCATTCATCGAAAACGTTAACTACAACTCACTAGCATACGGAACTTCGGATCCAGCAACTATCACGATGTCAATAAGATACGACAACGCGATCCAAACTCCAACAGGAACAGGAATTGGAACAGCGGTATCTAGAACGATCGGTACATTAAGTACAGGTGGTGGACAATAATACACAAAATTAAGTTAGCAATTATAACATCAAAAGCGTCTTTATAGACGCTTTTTTTGTGGCCATAAATACGAGTATGCCAAAGATAAATGACTTCTTACAAGGTTTCCAAAACGGCCTTCCGGGTATGAAAGACTACCAACACGCATCGAGATTGTACATAGACGACAACTACAAGTTGATGCCCAAACAGAAGTTCCTGTTCCATGTGGTTTTCAACACAGACGAGTCCTTGTTCCATGGCGGATTTAATGCCGCAGAGAAATATCAACTTAACATGCTGGTCAAATCCTGTGATCTTCCAAAGTACAACATGAGTTACGAGGAAAAAACACAGTACAACAAAAAAATGTACAACGCAACAAGAATAGCCTATGATCCAGTCAATATCACATTCCATGACGATCATGCAGATACTGTTAACGCATTCTGGAAGAAGTACTACGAGTACCACATAGCAGATTCTGTCTCAATGAATACAGACCAAACAATATCTGCTACCAAGGATGATTACTATCTGTTTGGTAGCCAAAGGAGGACAACCAAATTTGGTATGGACACTCCAAAGCAAAGAAAAAAACCATATCTAAAAGGTATTGAGATATTTGTTTTACACAAAAAGAGATTCACATCAATGACTCTTGTGAATCCTGTAATAGGATCTTTCAGTCATGATAATTTAGACCAAGCGGCTGGCGGAGGTATTTTGTCCAACACTATGCAAATACTTTATGAAACAGTGATATACAAAGCAGGTATTATAAACAGGAACAACGTACCGGGTTTTGCAACAATAAATTATGATAATTCCCCTAGCCCATTGAGTGTGTTAGGAGGAGGGACTAACAGTATATTTGGGCCTGGTGGAGTAGTGGACGGCATAGGATCAGTAATTAAAAATTTTAACGATGGCAACATACTAGGTGCAATACTTGGTGCATCCAACACCTACAACAATGCTAAGAAAATTAAGAAAAAAGATGTAAAGGCAGAATTAAAAGGTATAGCCAAAGAGGGTGTACTTGAGATTGGCAAGCAGGCGGGAACTATATCAAACCCGGTAGCACAATTTAGTGTTGGTGCGGCGGCCTTGGTAGGTGCCAGCGCCTTAGCATCGGCAAGAGGCACAGCGGACAACAAAAATCAAGCCGACAATAGAGTGATAATGAATAGCACAGCAGACACAGTCAACTTTCTGGGAGCAGATGAATCATTCAATCTTGTATCTAATGATGAAAATGTGCGAGATGAAATAGCGGCCGCAATATATTTCAAAGATATAGGTTCTCGTAAAGGATTAACGATAGCACAATCTAATTTGGAATACGAGGCCGCCGCTGACAACATAAAAACTGTATACACAAGCAAGGCGATCACAGATGTAAGGAAGTTGGTTACAGAAGGATATATAAAAATTGCAAGACAAACACAGGATGTAGAGATAGCAACAGAGAAGGCGACAATATAATGACAGAATTTTACACAAACCTACCACCAAAGGACAAAGACGAGTTACAGAAGACCGTAGATGCTCTAACTACAACTCAATACGAGACAGACTATGAATTCAATGTGAACGATTACGATAGCACCATTGCTTTCTTTGTCAAACGTGATTTCTCTAGAACAGCGGCGGAATCTACAGCATACGCCATACTGGCCCAGGCCAAGATAGACAACATAAAGCCACAACAGATTCTAGATCAATTGACATACGCCACACCGGCATTGTTGTCTGAACTTATGACCATAATATTGAACGCCAACAGATACAAGTCAAGTAGGCTGGGTGTAAGGAAAACACTGGCCACTAAAGAGACGGTATCTAGAAATATCATAGACTAATGTTACCGAGATTTGCTAGGGGCAAGTTCTCTCCCAAGAATCAAGAGAAGTACGTTGGCACAAAGACACCAACATACAGATCAAGTTGGGAACACTCTTTCATGAGATTGTGCGATGAACATCCTAACGTGTACCAGTGGGCTAGTGAATCAATCAAGATTCCATACAGGCACCCGTTCACAGGCAAGTACACTGTGTACGTGCCGGACTTTTTCATTGTGTACCAAGACAAGGAAGGTCGCAAACATGCGG